AACTATATCAAAAAGGATTAACAGGAGAAGAGTTAGCTAAAAGAATATTTGAGTTTGAAAGAGAAGATAGATTATCGATTCCTGGAGTTTTAGATACAGCAGCATGGGCAAGAACAGGAACAACTGGTCCAACTGTCGGAGAAGTACTAACACAAGCAGGACACAAGCTTAGAAGAGCAGATAAGAATAGAATTCAGGGCAAGATACAAATACACGAGAGATTAAAAATTAACGACAAAGGTCGACCAAAGCTTCAGATATTTCGTACTTGCCCAAACATTATTAGAGAATTACAATCAATACCGATTGATAAAACTAAACCAGAAGATGTAGATACTAAAGCATCAGACCATGCTTATGATGCACTTAGATATTTAATTATGTCTAGACCTAGAAGTATTACTGCATATGAAGATATGCAACATCACAAAAGATGGACACCTTCAGACCCAACCTTTGGATACTAATATGCCTTTATATACTTTTAGAAATAAAAATACTAATGAACAATATGATGAAGTAATGTCATATGAAGAATTACAAGAATACTTAAAACAAGAAGATATAGAACAAGTATTTAAAATGAATATCTTTAGATACTCAGATAATAATGGAATTAAAGACCAGCAACACGCATGGTTAAAAGACCCTAAAGTAGAAGGTAATGGAAGATTTGAACCTTATGGTAAAGTTAAAACAGCAGATGATAATCACAACTATAAGGTTATAAAAGATAAAAAACATTTTGGGGAGACTAAATGACAAAAAAGAAAATAAGATTAAATACTAGAGCCACTAGAGAAATAGATAAATATCCTATGGTTGCTGTATACTGGCTCGATATTTGCTCGGACAGTTCGTGGCAATCTATGGAGGGATGCAAGAAAGCAAAGCTACCAACTTGTGTAACACATGGTCATTTACTTACACAAACTAAAGGAGTTACAAGAATATTTGGAGATTATTCACTATCAGATACTGAAGATGGTAAGATTGATGAGATAGGTAATACAACTATAATCCCTAATAGTGTTATAGTTGATATTAAGAAAATAGTTGACAAGAGCAGAAAATAAGTGTATTATTATAGTTATCTACAAATAGTATAACAAAATAGGAATTGTATGGCAGTTGATGAAACGATGGATTCTTCTATGCAAGAAGAAGAAAAATTAGAAGAGTTAGCACCTTTAGTAATTGATATCAATTCTAAATTTAGTCAATGCTCTGATAAGAGAGGTGATGATGAAGATAGGTGGTTACAAGCTTATCATAATTATCGTGGCAAGTATTATAAAAATATTCATTTTACTGAACATGAAAAATCAAGAGTTTTTGTTAAAGTTACTAAGACAAAAGTTTTAGCAGCTTATGGACAAATTATAGATGTACTATTTGGAACAGGAAAATTTCCATTAACAATTGAAGAAACAGTTATACCTGAAGGCATAGATAAATATGCACACATGAATCCTATGAAGGAAGAAATGGGTGTTGACCAAATCGAACCACAGATAGAAGGTAACTTAGATTACAATCCACAAGAAGAAATGCAAGAGATGAATGGTGGATTAGGTTTTCCAGGTGATGGAAATGATTTACCACCAGGAGCTACATTTGATAATTTAGGTGCAGTTAACTTAGGTGGACTACAAGAAGAATTTGAAGAAGCAGATTTATCTTCAGGACCATCTCCAGTTCCTGAAATGCCACAAATCAAACCTGCACAAATTGCAGCACGAAGATTACATAAATTAATTGAAGACCAACTAGATGAAACAGATGCTAATGTTGCATTAAGAAGTGCAATCTTTGAATCTTGTTTATTAGGTACAGGAATTATAAAAGGACCTTTTACTTATAACAAAACTTTACATAAGTATTCTAATACTGGTAATGGTAGAGAATATCAAGCTGAACAAGTTAAAGTTCCTAAAGTAGAATTTGTTAGTATATGGGATTTTTATCCAGACCCTAATGCTAGAAATATGGAAGAAGCAGAATATGTTATTCAAAGACATAGATTAAATAGACATCAGTTTAAAGATTTATTAAACAGACCTTTTTTTAATAAAGAAAATATTTATAAATGTTTAGAAATGGGTCCAAAATATGATAAGAAAAGTTGGGAAACATCTATTGATTCAGAAAATAATTCATTTGGAGATTTAGAATCTAATAGATATGAAGTATTAGAATACTGGGGAACTATAGATGCAATGTCTGCTAGAGAACAAGGTTTAGATATTGCTGAAGAGATAGAAGATTTTGAAGAAGTTCAAGTTAATGTTTGGATGACTAATGGAAAAATAATTAGAATAGTAGAAAATCCTTTTACTCCATTTAGAATACCTTATCAATCTTTTTCATATGAAACAAATCCATATCAATTCTTTGGTATAGGTGTTCCAGAAAATATGGATGATGCACAATCTATTATGAATGGTCATGCAAGAATGGCTATTGATAACTTAGCATTAGCAGGTAACTTAGTTTTTGATATTGATGAATCAGCTTTGGTTCAAAATCAAAACATGGAAGTATACCCAGGAAAAATTTTTAAAAGACAAGCTGGAGTTCCAGGTCAAGCAATTTATGGAATTAAGTTTCCTAATACTGCAAATGAAAATATGCAGATGTTTGATAAGTTTAGACAACTTGCAGATGAATCAACAGGGATACCTTCTTACTCACATGGTCAAACAGGAGTAACAGGTATGACTAGAACAGCATCAGGTATGTCAATGCTTATGGGTGCTGCATCTTTAAATATTAAAACAGTCATTAAAAATATTGATGACAGCTTAATTAAACCTTTAGGAGAATCTATGTTCCAATGGAATATGCAATTCTATGAAGGTGATTTACCAATCATGGGTGATTTTGAAATTAAAGCAACAGGTAGTTCTTCTTTAATGAGAAAAGAAGTTAGGTCTCAAAGACTTACTATGTTCTTACAAACAATTCAAAATCCATCTATTGCTCCATTCGTTAGAATATCAGAAGTTATAAAAGAGTTAGCATACTCTCTAGATTTAGACCCTGATGAAATAATTAATTCTAAAGATGAAGCAGAAATTTATGCTAAAATTATAGGATATCAAAATGCTCAACAAGGAACTAGCCAAGAAGCTCCTATCCCTGGTCAACAGCCAGGAATGGAAACACCTGGAGGAGTACCTGGACAAGGTGCAGAACCAAACAACGCAGGAAATGGCGAGGGGATTGACCCAACAAACAATCCAGCAATGCCAGGGGAGATGGCTTTTTCTGGACAGGTTGAAGAACCTTCCTAATCAAGTTAGAGAAATACTAAAGAATAGTGTTGACTAATTAGTTTTAAATTGTTATAATAAACAAACAAGGATAAAAATTATGTACTATAAGAAGAAGAAACCTAAAAATATGGCAACAGGTGGACTTATGTCTCAACCTCCATTTATTGCTAAACAAGCTGAAGAAGATGATGGTATTAGTCCTTATGATGTTAACACTCCTGAATCTGCAAGACAAGGTATGCCTTCTAGATTACTAAGCAAGAAAAGAACAAGATTTAATAAAGGTGGCTTTCCAGATTTAGATGGTAGTGGAGATACTACTATGAAAGATATTTTAATTGGCAGAGGTGTTATTAAAAAAGCTAAAGGTGGAATTATGGATAGAGAAAATTATTATAAAGGTGATGTTGCATTAGCAAAAAGAATAAACCCTAATGATTTTCCAGATGATGATGATAGAAATCCAGAGGATGGATATCCATTACCAGGAGATAATAGATTAGCAAAAGATTCTATTAAAGACCAATTAATTGATAAACAAATTAATAAATTAGAATTACAAAAAGAAGTTACTGAACCAAGTGAACATAAAAATATAGATAATCAAATTCAAAAATTAAAATCTATGAAAAGTAAAGTTAAAGCAGCAACTGGTGGCTATATGGATGGAAATCAAATAGCAGAAGAAACACCATTAGCTTTAAATATTGGTGGTGCAGTTGGAAGAAGAGAAGAAAGAAAAGAATATCAAGCATATGCTGAAGGTGATATGGTAGAAGATGAATCTTTATTAGCACCTATGGGTATGGAAGAAGAAAATGCAATAGCAGAAACTGATATGGAAATGACTGCTGAAGATGATATGGAAGATGATATGGATTATGATTCAGTATTAGATACTTCAATGTTATCAGAAGAAGAAGAAAATTTATTAGATGAAGCAGTAGAAATGCATCCAGAATTAGAAGCAATTATTCCAAAGATAGTTGCAACAGAATTTACAGAAGATGAATTAGTAGAAGGACCAGGAGATGGAACTTCAGATTCAATTCCAGCACTTTTATCAGATGGAGAATTTGTATTTACAGCCAAAGCAGTTAAGAATATTGGTGTAGACAAATTAAGAAAAATGATGAAACAAGCAGAAGAAAGTTATGATGCTGGACAAGTAAGTCAAGAAGAAAATGCTGCAATGTCAGCAAATGATTCTTTATTGGCATAACAGAATTTTTAGAGTGGTACTCTAAAGATAAACAAGCTACCTTATATTTATATAAGCCCTTGTAGCTTTGTTTTCAATCAATAACCAAAATTTAGCTACCTTCACAGTTAAAGAAGCCCTAAAGGAGGACACATGAAAGAAGACGAAGGAAAAACTAAGGAAGTCGAAGCGAATCCTTATAACAGAAATAAGTCATGGCATACAGAAGATATTATGCCTACGAATTTTATTTCTGCAGATAGTGGACCAGCAGATGCCAACACCGACCCTAGAGGTTTAGTTAGAGATGCTACTGATAGTAATATCAACCCTGATACTAACAAACAAATAGATTCGGCTACTTCGGATAAGTCTTTACAAGAATCAGCACTTAATACTGCTGAGACTAAAGCTTATACAAAAGTTGACTACAAAAAAAGATACGATGACCTAAAGAAGTATTATGATAGGAAATTAGGTGATTGGAATGCTAAAGAAGGAGACCTTAAAGCACAGCTTAAAGCAAACCGACCAAAGTATACTCCACCAAAATCTGAAGAAGAATTAAAAGTCTTCAAAGAAGAATATCCTGACATATATGGAGTTGTGGAAACTGTATCTCACTTGCAATCTCGTAATGAGATGACAAGCTTACAAGAGGAAGTTGAAGCTCTTAAGAAAAAGAATGATTCTTTGGCAGCTCGTGAAGCTCAATTAGAGTTATCGAAATACCATCCAGACTTTAATGATATTAAAGAATCGGATGACTTTCATAACTGGGCAGATGAACAGCCAATGGAAATTAAATCTTGGATTTATGAGAACAACAACAATGGTAAACTTGCAGCAAGAGCAGTCGACCTGTACAAGAAAGACCGAGGACTTGGATTAGATAAAAAAACTACTACTGAGAATAGGCAACCAAAAGAAGGTGCTGATTTGCTAGTTAAAACTAGAGAACAAGTTGGACAACCTACTGGACAGAAGCCAGTTTTCAAAACTTCAGATATTCAAAAGATGTCTGTCGATGAGTTTGAAAGATATGAGAAAGATATTTTGACAGCTCAAGCAGAAGGTAGAGTTATAAAAGATTAACTTTATTTTCATTTTTATCAACAAGTAAACAAATAAGGAAATAATTATGGCACACTTTGCAGGAGGTTCTACTACTAACTTTGGTGGACAGAACCCTTCAGGAACACAGGCAAATTCGTTTTTTGTTCCAGAAATATATAGTAAAAAAGTATGGATTGCTTTAAGAAGAGCATCTACAGTCGAAGCAGTTTGTAACACAGACTACATGGGCGAAATCAAATCATTCGGTGATACAGTAAATATCGTGAAAGAACCACAAATGTCTGTGGCAGCTTACACTAGAGGTTTAGCTACTTCTAATACTGCTATTACTGACCATGAATTAGTGTTGACTATTGACAAAGCTAACTACTTTAGTTTTGCAATCGATTCTTTAGAGAAAAGATTTAGTCACATTAACTTCGCTGATATTGCTTCAAACAATGCAGCTTACAAACTAAAAGATACAATGGATGCAGAAGTATTAGAACATATGTATGATGA